CTGCGATGTCTGTAGAGATACCACCCTTGGTAATCGCGGCCAGTGTCCCGGCCAATTCGTCAAACCTTACATTGGCAGCTGCTGCGATTGGGGCGACCACGCCTATAGTGTTTGCGAGTTGCCCAAAGGTTGTTTGGCCCTCCCTTACGGCAACAAAAAGAGCATCACTAGACTGTTTAGCTGTGAGCCCAGATTGCGAGTAAGCATTCATTGTAGACACTAATGCCTTAGCAGAGGTGTCTATATCAACAAGGCCAGCAGTAGCAGCAAGGTTGGCAGCTTTTAATACTTCTAATTGGGCCGCTGTAGTTTTAATACCCGCTGAAACAATCGCATAAAATGCTTTCGCTTGGGTCTGTGCATCACCACTGAAAGCAGAAGAGAAATCTATAAATGCTTGCGTAGACTTTGCTGTAAGTTTTTCATTTTTGGGAAGGATCGAATTAACTTCAGCTATTGCTTTGGAAAATTCTAACGCTTCTTTTGAGGCGCTTATAAACCCTCTAGTTAATAGTTGGAGCCCCTTGAATGCAACAGCAGCCCCAAAGACACCAGCAAGAGTGGCACCTAGTTTTTTAGCTGAAGAGCGGGTGCTATCAAGCCCCTTCTTCATTTTCTTAGTGCTCTTGGTCGCCTGTTTGTCGGTCTTGTCGAAGCCCTTCTCTAGCGCGCCAATGCCTATTCTAAGTGCCCTTAACGCTTTTTCTGCCTGCTTGGCGTCTAGCGTGAGGGTAGTCTTGACAGTATCTCCCATCATCTTTCCTTGATTTCATTATTTTAATAGAGTTTACCTAGATTTACTATTATTACGACGCGCATCCATGGCGTCTTCTTTTTCTTGCTGCAACACCTTCTCATCTCTAATAGATTGTATTAACTCAAAAATTTCTATTATCTTTGCAGGCTGATCTGCCATAGGGCCATCAAAGGGCATCACGCCCTTCTCATACATCATAAACCAGTCAACCAAATACCTGACTTGGGTATCAGTGTAATTACCAGGGCACTTTTTAAACCTAACGTTTTCTAATTGATAATTTCTCTCGGTTTCACCGGAGCAGCTCTTTTTAGTAAACATATTCCGCAATGCCCGATCTTTCTTAGGCCCATCATAACGATCATATGTTTTCTTACAGTGATAGCAACTCCACTTACTATCAAATGATGCTTCAACAGAAGCCACTAAGCAGATATATTCTTGGTCGGTAACGCTATTATATTGCCTAATAGCTTCAGAATAAGGCCCCCATATTTCATGGTATGGGCCTATTACTTTACAGAGCTTTTTTCTCTTACTATCTCAACGCCTTCAAGATCTTCCTGGGTGTAGATATTGGTAATCTTCCCATTCTTTAAGGGCATGGCAAGGCCTGCAAGGGCATCTCTCATTAAAGCGGTTGGCTCAATAGAGAATAATTCACTTACACAATCATCGGTAAGAGAGTCACCTTCAAATCCAAACTCGTAATCTTTCCCGTCCTCATCTTTAAGACCCTCACAAGCTTTTAGCGTGTGCTTTATAAGATAAGCCTGGGACTCAATTAGGTTAACAACTGGATCTTTCCCTACTTGGTTTGTAAGTGAAGCAAGCTCTGCTCTTTGAATGTAAGATAATGGTTTGGCGTGGAATACTAATTCACCAATTTTAAATTTAACAAGCTTTTTTAAACTCGATACTACTATCATAATGTTTCCTTTGAACGAATGTCCTAATATCATACGACACTAGGACACTTCATTCAAAGGATATGATTAACAAAAACCTACAAAGATTTCTGTTAGATCTCCGGTTGTCCCAGTGTTAGCTTGGAACTCTGCAGGGCGGGTTAAAACTCCGTCTTTATCAGCTTTTGTAAGTGATGTGAAAATACACTGTGGAAGGTAAAATCCCACTACTGACCCAAGATCGAACTCACCAGTTGTTGTTGATTCGTTGCGAAAGATACAAACTAAGCTGAAGCTCGTATTGTCGTTAAAATCATTCCACAGATCTAGTGAATTATCATCCATATAAGGTGCTAAACTTCCATTTACAAGCCTTTCAGCAATCCTGGAGCTTAGTCTACCAGTACACGAAGTGACACTCGTTAGAAATGAAATAGTGTTTTCAACACTCAAAGAGAGCTCGTCCATTTCTAATGCCACACCATCTTTTGTCAGGGTAACACATAACGCCACTGGGGGGATCTCGTCATCAAATGCGGGGGTTTGACCTGTAGCAGAAGACCCTTCATTTACTTCATTATAGTCAGTACCTTCTTCAGCAAATGTTATTGTAGGTATTTGCCCAGTTGTAAGGTTTTCGAAACTTCCACTTGCTGGCCTTAAGCCAATGGCGCTTTCGTGGATCTCATCACCCCAGTAAACATGCTTTGTATAAGTCGGCTCGTCACCGGCCGCATAATAAGTTGTGGATTTAGCAATCTCCACAGCATCACTTGGGGCACCTGATCTAGCAGGCGTATAAGTAAATGTGTCATCTGTTTTTGATTCAACAAAGTGAGCGGTATGGTCGCCCGCTTCTAATATTACAACAAAGTCACCAACTACTAGCCCGTGAGCTACGGCGTTGATTAAAGATGTTGTGTGGGTTGTCCCGGTAGTAATCCTTGCTACTAATTGATTCTTACCACCAAGTAGCGCTTGCCATAAAACATCTGTTTCAGGCGCTTGACCTTCAACACCAGAGCCTTTCCATTCTACAGGAGTGCTGCCACTTACTGATTTAGTGGAAACTCTTGGTTGAACCTTACCTTTGCCTGAAGCGATAATTAATCTTTCTAGTAATTCTTTTGCAGGGGCAACTTCAATGCCTTCTAGCACTTGAATAAATTCAGCTCCTGCACTGATTGGATCTTCTGTTCCTTCGACGGCTTCTTCTACGATGCCTACCTTTGTTTCATTCTTGATTACACCTATGGCCATCATTAGCTCCTAGTTTAGTTGGTTTCTATATTTAATGGTGAAAATGGCCTGTAAAGATACAGCATTCTCAACCTCTAAATTAATCTCTTCTATAGATGATAGGACAATGTTTAAGACTTTGCCAGGAACCAGCTTGGTACATGAGACCTCTTTAACAATCTCGTCTAGGGCGTCTTCTAGCTCGTCTATAGCTATTTGTTGCTTACTGTCATCTGTTTTGTTGGTGAATTGGTTCGATAATATAACAGTGAAATCCCTATCAGCGGTATAATTTGTGAGAACACCGCTAACACCCTCAGCCGCTCCTGCAATAACTCCATACCTTTTTCCTGTGTTTTTACCGTGGTTCTTAAATAGGTCGAATTTATATTTGAGCTCTTCATATGTAGGTAGAGTTGTAGCTATACTTGATTCAAACGCTTCTCTAATATCTTTTACAATAGAACTCATACCCTAAGCACCTTTGAAATTGTTATCTGGCCACGTTCGTCACGGTCCAATGTCCCGTCATCGTCAGTATCAAGAGTAAGAAGGTAAACACCGAATGCCTCTTCAAAGTCCCTGTTATATCTGTCTGCCAATTGAAGCCACTTGTCCTCTATGTCATCTGAGCACGCAAAGAATATTTTTGAGAGGGCCAAAAACTTAGCTGCAATTCTCAATTGAGAAACATCTAATAAATCCCATATAGTGATATCTGCTAAATATTTAGAGTTTCCATCAAGCTTTGCATTGTCAGGTCTTGTTTTAACCTTGGTTCTGCCTTGGTTTCTTAATTTTTGGATAATGTCCCTGGTGACGGCTTGGTGGTATCTAATAAAAGTCGTGTCACCTGTTGGTATAAAATCATCAACAATATTGGGGTATTCTTCTTTTAAATCATTGTCGTTAGCAAAAACCATCTTAAGGCCAGCAAGGGCAGTGCCTGCAAGCATGGCAACATCGGAAGTTATCTCAATCCAATACTTCTCCTCACCATTGATAGTAGATTTTTCCCAGTCAGATATGGTTTTATCCTTATCCCATGAAATAAACCCACTTCTAGTGAATGCCTTTGTTTCATCCAAGATATCTGGCATGGCCGTGAAGGATGCCACATAATATTTAATAGATAATGTAGCAGCGTTAGTGTTAGCAGTGCTCATCTCTGCATATAGATTAAACACAGGCTTATCAAACCCGATAAGCAGTTGATCATCTACGGCGTCTAATGGAGACGAGAAAGTGTCTACTATGTAATTATCTGACTCTTGAGAGACATCTGTGTAAGTTGTCCCGTCGTAAAATAATACCGTTA